TTCTTAGACGGCGTTAATTGTGTTATGGTCGACGAAGTTCATATGGCCAAAGCTGATGTATTGAAAAAGTTATTGACTCAAAACGTTTCACATGCACCTATTCGTTGGGGGTTAACTGGAACTGTTCCTAAAGCAGACATTGACTTTCAAAATATTCGTGCAGCTCTGGGTGAAGTGGTTCATCAAGTTAAAGCTCACGAGTTGCAAGAGAAAGGTGTTCTTAGCACTTGTCACGTTAATATTGTTCAAACTGCTGAATGGAAAGAGTTTGGCAGCTATGCAGAAGAGCTAAAGTATTTGGTCACTAACAAAGAACGTGTGGAGTTTCTTGCCAAGATGATTGAGTCTATTGCTGATTCAGGTAACACATTGGTATTAGTTGATCGAATCGAGTGCGGTAAGATGCTGCAAGTTTATCTAAGCGATTTGTTTAGTTTATTATCTGATAAACCAGAAGTTGCATTTATTTCTGGAGCAGTAAAAACAAAAGATCGTAAAGAAGAATATGACGAAGTTAAAACAGCAACTAACAAAATTATTATTGCAACTTACGGCGTCGCCGCTGTTGGAATTAATATTCCTCGGATCTTTAATATGGTTCTTATTGAGCCTGGTAAATCTTTTGTTAGAGTTATCCAGTCGATAGGACGTGGTATTCGTAAGGCAGATGACAAAGACTTTGTTCAAATCTGGGACTTTACCGCCAGCACAAAATACGCCAAGCGGCATCTAACGGAGCGTAAGAAATATTATAAAGACGCGAAGTATCCATTTACAATAGACAAAGTGAAATATCAATAATGCAAATTTTAACCTTAGACAATAAAACTTACTACCTTAATGACTTGCCGGAAGAAGTTGATGACGATATGCGATTCGCAGTGATGGACAATAGTGATCCGCAAAATCCTGACTACTTCTTTATTCCGTTAATCTTTTTAGAGTCATTTACTTGTCCTGCTGCTGTATTAAAGATTGGGCCGTATGAACTTACTATGCCGTTAGATTGGTGCACGATTGTAGGTGACCCAGAAGGTCCTGATATGGAAGTGCTGCCACTAACAAGTTTAAACGATCGCGGGTTTAAAACATTCTGTTTTAATCCATTAAGTTCATTTAGACCCGAGTTTCACGAGATTGATATTATCAATGTCTATCAAGATGTCAAATGGTATTTTCCAAAGATGAAAGCAGGACAACTTCTTTCTACACCATTGCATCCCGGAGAGAAGCCCACATGTGCTTACTTTGTTAAAGAAGTTAGCCGTCAAAGTGAGATTGTTGATTTTACAAAGTGCTGGTAATATGGGAACATTAACACCTGGTGCAACATTAATTTATGAGAGAACAGGCGATACTGTCTATTCTCGAGAAGCTGGCTCAACTGAAAGGAAAGTTGTGGGATACGATTATAAAAGAGATCCGTTAGATTATAGAAACTATATGAGCGATCCTAATGAAAGCCAACTATGGCACGACATTAGACAAGCAGCGCTGACTGACAAAAATTTGCAAGAAGCACTGGATCGTGTTAAAATAATGTATTATCTAACGCACGAGGCAAAGGCTCCTGTGCATCATCATCCGGTATAACTATGAGAGTTTTTAAATATATTAAAGGCGCAGGCACTTCTGATTATGAAGAGTTTGACGAAATCGAAAAAGATGACTACGAGGATGATGACGGAGAAGAATATATCTCTGGCAGTGAATCTCAATTCTTAAGAGAATGGCAAGCAATTTACAAAGCTGCTGAATCTAATGTTGCATTGAAAAAAGCAATCGAACGAGTTAAAGTAACTTATCATCTGAGCAAACAATATGGCAACAGCAAAACTTGATATTAAACGAGAACTAGAAGCAGTCGATACACGCAACTATGGCTTCTACGATGGACTTACAGCAGAAGAACAAAAAGCATTTAGTCCTTTTGTTCTGATGCGGTTTACCAGCAATGTGCAGGGTGACAGAGATACACAAGAGTGGTTTATCGAAATGACTAACGAACTTGTGAATAAAGATCATTGGACACTTAGCAAGAACCACAAAGCGTTACTGTGGAAGTTGTATGCTGGCACAGGAGTAGGTGTTAAATGTTTTCATCCATACTTAGCAGCGGGCAAGAAAGAAAAAGTCAATAAGATCGAAAAGCTGATTGCAGAACTACATCCTGCTATGAAAATGGATGAAGTAAAGATGTTGGCCAATATGATGTCAAAGAAAGACATTGAAGAACTGTTTGATAATCTTGGCTTTGACAAAAAGCAACGGAAAGAATACGAGTGATAGACCTAGTGGATCAACCTTATAAATGCGTGCATTGTGGCAAGAGTTTTATGAAAGAAAAGACTCTTGTTGCTCATATGTGCGAAAATAAAAGACGAGCTTTGCAAAAAGACGAGAAACGAGTTGTGGCAGGAATGTTTGCCTACAATCGTTTTTATCAGCTTACTCAAAATGGTAAGAAGAACAAAACTTATGAAGAGTTTTGCAAGAGCTCTTATTACAATGCATTTGTTAAGTTTGGTTCATTTGTGACCAACGTGAATCCGTTGTATCCAGATAAGTTTATTGATTATGTTATCAAGAGCGGTGTTAAACTAGATCATTGGTGCAGAGATGAATTATATGAAAAGTATCTTTATGAGATGCTCAAAGTAGAGCCAGTTGAGTCTGCTGTGCAACGTAGTCTCCAAACAATGATGGAATGGGGCGACACAAGCCAAGCACAGTTTAATCATTACTTCAATTACGTTAATCATAATCGTGCAGTTAATGATATCCGTAATGGTAAGATGTCGTTATGGCTTTTGTTAAACTGTAAGACTGGTAAAGAGATGGTTTCTAAGTTTAATGATGATCATTTAGATCTTATTGCACCCGCATTTGATTTGCCATTTTGGACCAAACACTTTAAACAAAAGCCAGCCGATGTTGCATTGGTAAAAGAGATTTGTAAAGAGGCAGGAATAGAATGATACTCGAGATCACTACTGGACCAAAGCGATGGAACGAGATGGTATCATGGTTAAATGAAAATATGCCCAATCGTTGGAATGCCAGCGAACCTATCGGATATATCTTCCGAGAGATAGAGTTTGATAGCGAACGTGATTGCACAATCTTTATGCTACGTTGGGGAACAAAATGAAAATACAATGCGATATCGATATTGACTTTGCTGATCGCGAAAGCATTCTATCAAAGATTCCTCACGTAGTTGCGGGTCGAAAAGATCGCGGAGAATATAAACGTCACAATACTGGTGTGTATCTACAGAAGATACCAGTTAATCCTTTAACAGGTTTGGCTACTATTGATTATGAAACTGCTGAGCAGCGTGGATATTTTAAGATAGACTTCTTGAATGTTAATGCATATCAAGGAGTTAAGAATGAAGCACACATTAAGCAGTTGCTTGAGATAGAACCTCTTTGGGATCTAATGTATGAAAAAGATGTATGCGATCAGCTGTTTCACGTAAATGGTTATCACAACTTATTGGCACAGCTAAAGCCAACAAGCATTTTAGAATTAGCCACAGTTCTTGCTTTGATTAGACCCGGTAAGAAGCACTTGGTCCCAATATGTGTTGAAAAAGGTTTCCAAGCAATCCAGGACGAAGTCTGGATTAAAACAGAAGAAGGCTATAGTTTTAAGAAGAGTCATGCTGTTGGTTATGCTCACGTTATTGTTATGCAATTAAATCTAATATGCGAGCGTATTAGCTACGGATTTTCTTAACGTTTCTAACAAGCTGAATTGATTTACGTTTAACTCTTTTTTCTGCAATTTCACTTAGATTAACAACTGGCCCAAACACAATTTCAATATCTTTTGAATTAAACGTTTTGATGTAATCTCTAAACTGTATCATATCGGGTTTTAAAAAAATACTAATCGGAATTTTACGATTGCTTTCCCACCACCATACTTCTCCAAATTCTATAAACTTTTGTCGTTCTTCGTCAGTTCGTATAATAGAATAGTCATATAGACTAGTCACGTTATTATCAAAATTGATAAGAATACCTACATATTCGACGTCACTCGATTTAATGCAGGTCATAAATGGAAAATTCTTTTGAAAGTTGTTTTTTGTAGTCATTGGTTCCGATAAATACATATTATGAAATTACCAGTCTATTTATATGCCAATTTGTTCGAAGTAATATTGGATCTGGACAATAACAACAGGATTAACCAAGT